TTCCTTAGCACCATTGCTGGAGTTGATCTTGACACGATAGGAACCAGCATCTGTTGCAGCATAAGTTGCAATGTCAAATGTGGTGCTAGTTGCGCCAGAAACGTTAGTCCATCTGTTGCCAGACTTCTTCTGCCACTGATAGGAAAGAAGCGAAGGGTCACCAGGAGGTGTGGAGATAGCAGCGAGGACAAGTTGTAGAGCAGCACCAACAGCAACAGCAGTATCTACTGGTTGTGTATTGATGGTGATTACAACTGCAACGTCTGCTGCCTGTGCATCGTCTGCCTGGGTCTCGTTAGCGTTGGTGTCTCCACCAGCAACGAAAACTAGTTGCTCTGCTTTGTGTCTGGTAGCACCCGAGCTATCAGTATAGGTGAAATAAGACCACCAACCAGGAGCGTTTAGACCACGCTCCTTATTTGCTTCTAGTGCTGCCTCAGTTTCATCAATATAAAGGACAGTTTTTGCTTGTGACGTTGCAGCAATGCCCACACCAGCTTTGGTTTTGTTTGCATTGCTGTCAGTTCTTCCGTAAAGGGACATTGACGTGTGCTCCGATAGTTATTAATATCTAAGACCTATTTATATCTTAGGATTCTTCGCGCTTCTGAATTGCCTGTTCAACAACCGCAAGGAGTTTATCATCCATGTCAGTCTTAGTTAGTTTAACTGCTTTGCCAAGAATGACTAGGCAGATTTCAACCAACTTCTCACCAAGTTCCTCATCGTCAGGAAGCTTAGCAACAGCATCAGAAATAATTTTGGATGCTAGTGGGAGTAGAAAAGCGAGCATGATCTTACAACATAGTGCAAGAACTATTTATTTCTCCCACTCGTCTAAAATGTCAGCTAGTTTAGCAACGAACTGTTTGAAGGTTAGTAGTGTGCCAGAACGATGATCACGACGTGCTTTTTGAACACCCGCTTCAAATGATTCTTTTTTAACTTTCTTTTCAGGCAGTCCTTTGTGCTTGGTCGATGCAAACTTTTTTACATCGCCCTTCTTCATGCTGGAAGCAACTTTGGCAACCTCAGGCGACGACGCTCCCTCACCTTTCTGAGCAGCTCTGACCATACCCATAAATTTCTGTTGCTTTTTGGAGACTGCTTTCTCCTTAAGAATATCTGGATGTGGTGCATACAAAGGACCCTGGTAGTTACCAGCGAATACAGACTCATTGGTTGCCTTGGTGGTCATACCTTTTTGACCATCAGGAATGTTGGGCATCACCTCAACATTCCCTTTCTTCTTAGATTTGACCTTCCTTTCTTTATCTTTGCAACCACACTCTTCGCGGAATTGCTTAAAGGATTTCATTTTTTCTTCATCGCAATAATTTTACCGACCTTCTTGCGACGTGCAAGGAGATACTTGTCAGACTTGTCGTGGTCACCGTCGTTATCGATGTCCTTGTCTTCTTTACCAACGGGATCGAGTTTCTTTTCTGCAAGTTCTTCACCCTCGTGGGTTAGTTCGTCACCCGCTTTTACACAGTTATCGACTGTTTTACCGCCTTTCTTTTTGGTGCCAGCAAGTTTGTATCCCTTCCAGCAAGCCTTACCATCGAGTCCCTTTGCTTTCTCGATGACATAAGTCTCACCATCGATCTCATACTCTTCACGCTCCAAAACCTCTTCATTAGCAGCGAGTTGTGCTTTAGCAGATGGTTTCTTTGCTTCCTTCTTTTTGATAGAAGTCTGCTCGATCTCAGCACCGTTGGACTGTGGATCCATTCCATCAAAAGGTGCTTCAGAAAGATGAAGATCAGGCATCTGAGTATTCTGGAAGGTGTCACCACCCATCCATCTACCATATGCTTCCATCAACCCAGACGAAAACTCGTCCTCATGCTGTACTTTATTAATTGGATCTGGTTTCTTCATCGTTCAAAAGGGAAGTTCTTCTCGTATTATTTATAGATCTAATATTCTTTATCCACTCACGAAACATATTTCCTTCATCGCTGATGACGATAGCATAGTTACCACCCACCCTATGAATGTATCCTTTATCCCCTGTGCGGGATGACATGACAGCATCACCCTCACGAAAGACATGCTGCTGTCTCTGCTGTTGGCGTAGTGCTTCTTCTCGTAGTTTTTTAAAATCCTTCATTTAAAATTAGCTGGCAAGTTTGCTGCAATTTCTGCCATCAATGCAGCACAATCACGGTCCATTAATGCACTAGGGATACCAGAGCGAAATGTTTTGAAGTCACCAGCATGTGCTGCACGACGCATTTTCGTTCCTGAAATGGCAAAAGTATCACCGTCAGCATCTCTGCTTCCAGAAGATTTAATCTCAATCTTTCTGAACGAGAAATCTTTTCCGTTGTATTTATGAAGGAACTGCATAGCAGAAACCCTATCAGAACCTACAAGGAAAACGACTTCATCATATCCTGCCATCATTATATCTTGCAGAATAGCAACAGGTTGTTTGGGTCCTGAGAATATTTTACCACGATGTTCTGGGAACATCTTATCCATGTAATACTTCTTGCGATCAGGTGGGAGAGGATTGCTACCCTTCTTATCCACAGTTTGTGAGATGTAAATACGATAATCGTTCGATCCCGCAGCACGTTTTACACCATCAAAGTTCTCTTTATGTCCTGTGGTAGGAGGTTGAAACCTACCAAATGTAAAGTAGCAAACCTTTCCGTCTAACGCCATTGCTTTTGCAGAGTAAAATTGTTGTAAGCAAACTCCAGGCGATTGACAAACTTAATCATACTGCCATCTTTGTGAAGGACATATCCTTCTGGAGTTGTGACCTTGTACCCTTTGTCTGTCTGAACAAAAGTCCTGAACTCTTCCAGGTGGTCTAGTTTATCTATAACCATTTGCTTCACTGCTTGAAGCTCTTTATAGAGAGTGAGCATTGCCTTGAACTTATAGACATTATCTACAAGATAATTCTCACTCTGATAGACAAGATTACGTTTCTTGGTGAGGTTTGCAGCAGTCTTGATCTTGGCAAGTTCTTTGCTCATCTTGGCATGATAGAAGTTTGCTAGATCATACATTGCCTCATCAATGTTACCGATACTGCGAGCATTCTTAATCTCATTATTGAAGAACTGCTTCAGGTAAGTAGAGATATGAAACTTTGCATCACCAGTGCTACCACTCGCACCAACTAATTCATCAAGGAAGTCACCGCAGATCTGACACATGCGTTCAATCTTACGAATGTATGCATCAAACTTTACTTCTTCTGTTTTACTCAGACCGACACGATCCATAGGAGTGTCATTCTTGACCACCAAAACTTCTGGGATCTTAGCAAAGGTATCTACAGGAGCACCTGCCATTGCTTGCATCGTGGGGAGATCTTCTCCCCTATAGTGAGTATGAAATACTACTCCGATCTTTGCTCTGCCAGCTTTTTTACCAATATCGTGACTAACAGGGATGCCATAAGTAATTGTGTTTGGTCTAAATGTGTAGAGTTTTTCTCCATTTACCGTCTCTTGCTTAATGTCAGATGTGAATAAGAGGTCACCTTGAATAACTCCCTTGATACCGAGTTTGCTGAAGTATCGATAAGAAAACTTTAGTTTCTCTGCAAGGTCACCACTATACATCGAATCAACATCATCCTCAGAGTAGCAAATCTTTGGTTCTGTTTTGTTGAATACCGATTTAGTTCCAACAAAAAAGATACCTGCTAGAGGATCGATTCCGCAAATGACAGAAGGAGCACCATCCCACTTGGTTTGCATGAAACCACTGCTCTCCTGCTTGCCTAACATCTTTTTCAGTTCTTTTAAGAACGAGACTGCTGCCATACACCCATCGACGCCGTAGTTTAGCATCTCATCTTCCAGGTGTTCTAGGTGCTTAAGTTGTTTTACGTTTGCCATCAGTCTTCGTACCCGTCCTCTGGAACACTAAACAATTGCTCGTCCTTGAACTTGTAGGCAGACTGTAGTTTATCTGGCCATGGGTCTGCGCTGCCACTAGTGTCACGAATGTTAAACTTCAATTCCATGACAGGAGTCTGGACTGTGATATCGACACGCTGACCTGTACCCGTCTTGCCGCCATAATGGACAGTAACAGAATTGACTCTGGTCGAACGATCACACATGTCCTTTGTCATTGGAAAGTTTTTAATCTTTGTACCAGATTGTTTGTGAGTGTAATGATATCCATATCCAATAGATCCGCGAATCATACCCTGAAGAAGAGTTCTATTAAAGTTTGGATTGTTATCATTGCCACCACTTTTGACAGGTCCAATGTTAGCTTCATTGAATATCTTACAAAAGCGAGCATTATCAATGCCAAATGTATCTAAAATTTTCTTGCCAACATCTGTCTGAATCATTCCAGTTTCAATGTCAGTCTTTGGAAAGATCTTCTTTACACCCAAGTTAGACATTGTAGTTGTTCCACCTTTCTTTAGAGAAAGATAAACTTTTTGTTTGGACTTTCCTTTTGGTTTAATAATAAGAGTTAGGTCAGTAACAATAGGACCAATATCATAGTTATTGGCATCAGCATCTCCAATCTTCCAGTTGCCACTCTCAAACTTAATTGGTCTCTTCTTGTTCTCTCCACCCTCAGCAACTACTTTAACTACTTGACAATTTTCAAGATCATAATATTTGATTAGATCTCCAATAAACTCTCTGTAAGTATTGTTCTTGTACTCACCCTCTTCGATCCAATCATTCAATCCATTCTCTAATTGTCCCTCAAAAAGATTACCAGTATTACCTGTGCCACGGTTACCTCTGCTACCGTCTCCCCACGTAATCTTGAATGCTGAATCCAATCCAACTTTTCTTTTAACCTGAGCAACATCAACTGTCCCTTTCAATGCTCGCATAATCTTACAACTCTTTCCTGAGTTGGTTTTAGGATTAAATGCTAGAGCATCTTCCACGCCATAGTGTTTCTTAATATAGTTGTAGAAATGAATGATTGGACCTCTGTATTTTTTGTCAATACTGCTACCTGCAATAGCTCTCATCTCAGAGGAGTTTTTAGGTATGCTGTTGAATGCCATAAGAAAACCTCCCGTCTAACTATTTAGAGGGAGGTATGCTTTTGAGATAGTCTTTCTCATGCAAATAAGGATGTTTTTCTCCAGTCCAAAGTTGATAACCTTCTACAAGATCTGGTATTAACCACTGATCCACCCGATAGCAATACTTCCAATTGACTGGTTGAATACAATTCATCACAACCACTTGGAAGAATGCTACTAAGTGGATCCAGAAACTATACACCGTATTTGTCGAACAACTTACGGATGTTCTGAGTGATTGGCATACCACTTGAGTAGGTCTCAAGCAGTTCTTCTTTCTCATCGATGATGATCAGAACAGGAGTAGCAGTCACACCATACTTTTTAGCAAGAGCAAGGTTCTCTTCTGGAATTGGTTCATCACTGAAGTCCTCAAGATGAACTTCCTCAATGATGCTGGTACGTTCGTCTTTAATGCTATTGAAGTATCGCTTGACGAGACCACAAGGACCACAACTGTCTTTGGTAAATAAGATAAATCTAGTCTTCATTTTTAGGTGCTTGTGATGGGACAAATGGATCACGAGAACGGTTCTTGATTACAATGAACGCATCCTTGTTATACTTGCGGGTGCCTTTGAGAGGTGCCCACTTGGTGCCAGCACCATCAATCCCATAGACTGAAGTGCCACCAATTTCTACATAGATGTCATCGCGCATCATGTCCCACCCAAGGTCTGTGTATGCTTGGATGAGACTTTCTTCAGTAAACTTCATCGGTCACCTGCTTTGCGATTTTCAGAATAGTAAGCATCAAAGGTTCCTTCAGGGTAACGTTTAGACAACTTACGAATGTTAGTATCTAGCACATCTTCCATGCTGATACCAAGTGCTTGTGTTGCTTGGGCAACATACCACATGATGTCACCCAGTTCAATGATCAGGTGCTCTCGGTTGTCTTCGTTCCAGGGTTTGCCTTGGAAAACCATCTTCTTAATGATCTCCAGAAACTCACCACCTTCAGCATTGATCCCAACGCCAGAAGTAAGAAGACGCTCAATATTGGCACCCTCTCGATCAAGTTCGCCAATGCGGTCAGCAAAATCCACAAAATCTTTAGAAGCATTGGACGTTACGGTATCAACAAAAGTTTCGTAACGAGAAAATTCAATGGTCATACTTAAGGAATTCTATAGGGTAATACTACACTATTTGTAGTTGGTTGTCAATTGTATATGTGCTTCCGAAGAAACTCATATGACGTTGGTAGAGTCTTCACAGATTCTGTGAGGGAATACACATGGCGTCTCCATGTGGAATAGACTTCATCCAAGATTCTATCACGTTCTGGGTCATTTTCCAAAAGGTCTAGGTGGTAATTTCCAATAGGTTTGTACCCCATGCCTGCCATAATGTAAGCAAGACCATCATACTCCTTTGGCCAGACGTGAGCTGCTGAATGGAAGAAATGTATCATCTCGTAAAAATTGGTGAACATAACACCAGCAGACTTCACACTCCAGGTATAGAAGTCACGACTCTCGTGCTCATCATCCCAACACTTCCACCAGTCTTTCTCTTGTGTTTGATATCTCCAGTATGGAGTATCAATTCTAGAAGAGAACTTATAATGAACACTAACAAAGTTTCTAAATCCATTGAGATTTAGTTGTGCATTGTAGTTGTATCCATCAATGTCAAATCCATTAGGAGAGCATTCTTTCCTCTCCAACAATTCAACTATCTGTCCAATAATAGCATGAGTAGAAATAAGTCCTGTAGATTCTAGTGGTTCAATAAAACCATATGCCAGTCCAACACCAACCACATTTTTTACCCACCCATTCTTACGAACACCATGTCTGATGTTGATTCTTCTTCGAATATCAACATCTTCTACACCCAGATGTTTTTTAAACTCTTTCTCCGCAGTATCATCGTCAATAAAGTCACTGGAATAAACATATCCAGTTCCCATTCTATTCCACAAAGGAATATTCCAAACCCATCCACTACTCAGAGCATGACAATCAGTGTAATTTGTTAGTTGTTTCTCTTTATCTGTATATGGTATGTGTGCTGCAATTGCTTTGTCATTAGACAACCATGGTTTGTAAGAAAGAAACTCAGATCCCATTTGCTTTTCCAGAAGAAAAGATTGAAAACCTGTGCAATCTACATACAAATCTGCTTTGTACTTCTGACCAGATTCACCAACAACACATGAGAGATAACCATCCTCATCTTTCTCAACGCCAATGATATCATCAACATATCTGGTGACCTGACGAAATCTGTTCTTCAAGAATTTGCCAAACAAAGAAGCATCAAAGTGATATGCAGTGTCTTCATCAAAGTTGAAATTTCTAAGAAGATTGTCTTCATTCTTAGTATTTCTATTCCACTTTGCTAGATGAAAATTATCATTGTGATACTCACAATAAGAATTGTTATTCAGATTCTTATGTTTTGCTGCAAGGATAGACCAGTCAGAAACAGATTGCTTTGTGTGATCTCCACCAAAAGGATAATGAAAATGACTACCATCATTTTTAGCAAAGTTAGTAAATCTAATTGAGTTTTTATAAGTGGCATTACACTCTCTCATCCAGTCAGTATCTTTCAATCCAACCATTTCGAGAAATTTATTGAACCCAATAATTGTAGATTCACCAACTCCAACTGTAGGAACTTTGTCCGATTCTACTAGAGATATCTTACAATGCTTTCCTAAACGAGCATAAAAAGCAGAGGCAGCCATCCATCCAGATGACCCACCTCCAACAATCAGAATGTTTTTGATTTTAGTTTTCATACATTCCACTCAGCAAACTTAGACAATCGGTTTTGAGTTTCTGAAAATTGAGAGAACTCTGCACCAGGATCATCTGTATCAATACTGATCTCAGAAGCATCTTCTGCTACATCAAACAATTTCATTTTGGATCTGTCAATTCCCACCATGAATTTTCGTGAGGTAACGAGGTCTGAGTATCGGTTTTTAAGTTGTTTGACCATGATGCGACCCTGTTGTTCGAGCTCCTCAGTGCTGATGAGAGCGAACATAAAATCAGCAGTGGCAGGCAAACCAAAAGACTCGCTAGTATCGGTAAGGTCAGGGTCACTGTTGCCATACCCAGAGCGAGTAGTTTGAGTAGCTGAGACAATAGGAACCCCACATTCCACAGCAAGACCCCGAAGCTCCTCAGCAATCGCTTTAACATACGTGTAACTATTGACAATTGCACCTTTGTACCTCACACTTGCACAGATATTAAGATAATCTACGAAGATAATATCAGGTTTGAAATCTTTCTTCAATTTGAGATCGCTCAACAGTGCCTTAAAGTGACCAGCATGAGCTGATGCAGTTGGATACTCTTTAATAATAAGTTTGCCCTGGGTCTTCCTAGCGATTTCATTTACCTTGCTGGTAAAGATGACCTGGGGTAGATCTACGATGTCTTTGACACCAACGTTCAGAAGGTTTGCGTCAATTCGTTCAGCAATCTTTTCCTCTGCCATTTCACATGTAATATAGAGTACGTTGTACCCCTGTGTGAGTGCGGCACCAGCGCAATGGCACATGAATAGAGACTTGCCGACGCCCGTTCCAGCA